GGCCGGGCGCGGGCTGGCGCTCGAGGCCGGGGCAGCCTCGTTCCAAGGAGCTGCCACCCGCGCCGCGTCCGCCGACGTCTGGCCGGCGTCGCTCGCCGGTTCGGGCTGCTTCGTGACCTGCCCCTTCAGCTTGTCGATGAGCTCCATCGGCTTGCCCTTGAAGGCGCGGAGGTCCACGAGCTGCTGCGCGGGCGTGGCCTTGATCGCCATGAACTTCGGCATGATGATCTGCTGGACGTCGGGGTCCTGGGTCACGGCGTCGAGCGCCTCTTGAATCGCGGTGGCGATGTCCTGCTCTTTCGGCTTGCCGGTCGCGGCCGGGGCGTCGTCCCGGAACGCCTCGTCGACGCTGATGCTCTCCTCCCGGATGGCGCTGGCGAGGCCGAGGAGGTCCTCGAGGATCTCGAGCGTGATGTCCTGCTCGCCGACAATCGCAAACCGCGCGAAGACGCGCGCCGGCGGGATGCCGAGCTTACTGAAGAACTCGAGGGCCTTCGTCCGGCGCTCGCCGAGCGTCTTCTGGTCGCCCACGGCCGTCTTGACCGCCGCCTGGTAGATCGGCTCCCAGAAGGCTTTCGGGATGATGTGGAGGATGGCGTTGCGGAGCGCGATCGACGTGCCGGCGTTGCTCGTCACGGTGATCATGTCGTCGCTGTAGCGCCGCCCGTCCTTGTCGGTGATCTTCCGGCGCGTCCGCACGGCGATGAAGGCGTTGTGCTCGACGTCGAGACAGGCACCCTCGCAGACGACGAACCCGTTCTCCTCGGAGATGGGCCGGCCGGCGGCGCGAATGTTCGTGTAGGCGCCGAGCAGAATCTCGGCGAGCCGGATGCTCGGGCCCTTGATCGGCTTGTTCCCCCGCGGGAGGCTGTAGATGCAGCTGGCGGCGGTGTCGACGTTCAACGTCGCCATGCTCAGGGCCGTCTTGACGAACTTCTGGATCGAGCGCGGGTACCGTTTGGCCGTGGCGATCTGGACGTCGATGTCCTCCCGGCCGATAGGCACGAGCTGGCTCGCGTCGAGGACCTCGGTGTCCGGGTCTTCAGCGGGTGACGAGGGTGAGGGTCGTTGCAGCATGGCGTCCGTCCGTCCTTTCAGGGAGGGTGAGCGAGAAGAACACGCGCCACGCATCGCGGCGCTCTTGTTCGGTGGTCCGTGCGCGAATCGCGCGGAGTGCGGGTTCCCAGCTGTGGGCGTTCGGGCACCACGCGGGCAGCTCGAGCACCCCGTAGAGGCGGAGCAGTTCCGAGCGGTCGACCGCGACCGCCGCGATGCGGACCTGCCGCTTCGCCTGTTCGGTGCGCTCGTCGACGATGGCGAGGTGGTTCGGGTTCGGGCGCGGGGTCATGAGGCTTTCCGTCCTTTCGCCGGCACCGGCCGGAAGGTGACAAGCCGCTCGAAGCCGAGGGCCTCGTAAATCGCCGGGCCGATCTCCCGGCGCCCGTTCAGAATGTCGCTGAGATAGCCGCCGCTGATCTGAAAGTGGGCGGCGGCTTTGGTCTGCGATCCGCCGAAGTCGATCGTGATCGTGGCGCGCAGCCGGTCGAGTAGGTCCGTCGGGGTGATGTCCATCTCTCGCGTACCTTACACCTTTCCTATTCCGCTGACCAGCGAATTATCGATCCGGCTCGTCGGGGCCAGCGATTGGCAAAAAGAGCGGCGCGACGGCCGCGATCCGGCGTTCCGCCAACGCCACATACTCCGGATTGAGTTCAATACCGAGGAACTGGCGTTGCGCCTTCGCGCAGACGACGCCGACGGTCCCCGCGCCGGCGAAGGGATCGAGCACGGAATCGCCGGCAATGGACCCGGCCAGGATACAGGGCTCGACGAGCGCCTCGGGAAAGGTGGCGAAGTGCGCCTCGGGATAGGGCGACGTGGCGATCGACCAGACGCTCCGCTTGTTCGCGCCTGCATATTCCGGCCTGGACTGCGCCTCTAGAATGCGGCGTTTAACATCGCTCGGATTTTGCGCGCCGACGGCCTCATAATCTTTCGTAGCCTGCCCGCGATATTTCGGCAAGGGGTAAGCGCCGGAATGTTCTCCCGCCTTCGTTCCCTTTGGCTGGTTTTCCGTGTGCGCCCAACTGCCCCCACTCGTCTCGTCCCAGATTCGAACATACGGCTCGCGGATCGCCGCCGCGTCGTAATAGTAGCGCGGGGATTTTGTCAGCAGGAACAAATACTCGTGCGCCTTCGTCGGCCGGTCCGTCACGCTCTCCGGCATCGGGTTCGGCTTCGCCCAGATGATGTCGCTCCGCAGATACCAGCCCGCCGCCTGCAGCGCGAAGGCCACGCGCCAGGGGATGCCGACGAGATCCTTCGGTTTGAGGCCAACTATTGATCGGTCATTGGGCCGTAGGCCGTGTCGCCTCGCAGGCTGTTTCGGATCGACCCCGTGCGCTTGTCCTTTCGCGCACTGGTAAGAATCGCCGAGGTTCAGCCAGACCGTCCCGTCGTCCCGCAGCACGCGCCAGACCTCCGCGAAGACGGCGACGAGGTTCGCCACGTACGCCTCAGGTGTCGGTTCTAGGCCGAGCTGCGCATCAATGCGTTGAGCGCCACAACGACAGTGACCGGCGTGGACGGAGACGGATCCCTTGTTCGATGCCTGTTTGGCCGTACCGGCAGCATTGGTCCTCGACTCGCTGCCAATGTGCGAGCATCCAGGATCGCCGCCGTCCCATCTTGCCGTCCCATAATCCCGGAGCCCCCAATAGGGCGGCGACGTCACGACGCACTGGACCGAGGCGTCCGGGAGCGTCTGGAGCACGGTGCGCGCATCGCCGCAATGAATCACCGTTCCCGCTCCGCGCCTGCGGTTGGGTGTATCCTAGCGTTTAACGCAACCGTGGAGGCCGCTTTCGTCCAGCCCGTCGTCCAGCCTCTCCGGGAGCGCCCGTGCGCCCGGTCGGGCTGTAGCGTGGTCTTCACGCCGAAGCGGAAATGGGGGCGGTTCTGCTGCGATGCCTGCCGGATGGAACACTTCAAGCAGGCCCGCAACGCCCGCGTGCTCGAGGTCGTCGATCGCCTGAAGGCGGATATTCTTCGGGAGTTGAAGAAAGGGAGCCGATCATGATCACCGACGCGCAAGTCAAGGCGGCGCGGCATCTCGTCGGGCACCGCGTCCGGTTCGCCCACGAGGCGTGGCATCCGGGATACCTCGTCTTGATGGCGATCCCGAACGCGATGATCGAGATCGAAGGCTTTACGGGCGTCTTCGCGCCGCATCTGGTCGTGCGCGTTGACCAGGCCAGCGTCGAGGAACTCGGCCCGGACCGCGAGAGCCGCCGCGACGGCTGGGGTCTCGTCGCGGCGGCGCGGTAAGTTACTCGTCGGTCTCGCCCAACACCACCATTTGAAACCGGCGCCGGAGCGCCTCGAGGTCTAGCTCGAGACGGGCGGCGCGTTTGGGTCGAGGGGCGGGGCGTCCGCCTGCGGGGCGGCGTTCGCCGTTTCCTCGGCGATGTCGGCGGCTTCGTCCAGCTCGAGCTGGGCGTACTGCGCGGGCGTCAGGTTGCCCGTCAGCGCCGCGTTCACCGCGCTGGTCACCTTGCCGACCAGGTCGGCTCCAATCGCGGTCAGCTCGGGGCCGAGCTTCGCCGCCGCCGCGGCCGCCGCCGCGATCACGCTGTTCGCCGCACCCGAGAGGAGCGTGTTCTCCGCCTCGGTGAGCAGACTATTCACATCGACCATCGGGACCTCCATTTTTCTCTCAACACGCAGGTTTGACGGGACGCGCGCGCGGGGCGTTTTACCGCCCGAGCGCCGCCGTGATCTTCGCCACCGCCGACGTCAGGTCGCTGGTGATGTCCGCCAGCACGACGCCCGGGGCCATCGCCGCGAGCGCCGTCAGGGCCGATTGGACCTTCGACAAGAGCGCCTGCTCAAGCGGCAGCACCGCCGTCCCGGTCACGCCGCAGGGCGCCGCCGCCGTGCTGGTCTGGCCGGCCGCGCACGGCGCGAGGGCGGTCGTCAGCGCCTGGTTCGTCTGCGAGACGCCGAGCAGGACGGCGTTGACCTGCCGGAACTGCGCGTCGGTCAGGCTCGGGCTAGGCGCCGGCGCGTTGTGGAGCGTCTCGCTTTTCTTCGTCGCGTCCCGCGTCAGCTGCTCGACTTGCTGGCTCACATTGCCGGCGCAGCCCGCCAGACTCATCATCCCGATCGTGAGCAGTCCGATCAGGAGAAACGATTTGGTCGAGGTGCGGATCGTCCGGCTGGGCGCGATCCAGACCGCGCCGATCATCATCGCCGCCGGCGCGAGCGCCGCCACGCCGGCCGTCTTCACGCCGGCCATGATCGTCGCCGTGATGAAGCCCTGCACCCACCGAAAGATCGCCGTCCCCCAATTGTAGGCCTTCACGTCGGCGACAGACTTCCATGTCACAAAGGCGTGGTAGTCAACGGCCGCCGCCGCGCCGGCCCCGTAGATGCCCGCTTGAAAGATCGTACTGTGAAACACCGCGAGAATGACTGCCCACATCGTTAACGCTCCTTTGGTGCAATCGGGGCGGATTGGTCCGCCGCCGTGTAAGGGGTGACCGTCGGGGCGGCCACCGATCCGCGGACCCGGTATTTCCACGCCACGTTGGGGGCGGTCTCTGCGAGCGCATGCTCGACTTGCGAGATCCGCGGCTCGAACTGTTCGACTTTGCCGAGCCGGAGTTCCATGTCGGTGTCGTGCTGCTCGTGTGCGCCGAGGGCCTGGCCGATCTTCCCGATGCCGACGATGGCACCGATGATCATGCCGCAGATCGTCAACGCCCCGACGACGACGCCAATCGCGGCGGTCGGATTACTCTCGCGCCGATAAGTATCAGGCTGCCGCGCTGGAAGCCTTTCGTTCGAAGGCATCAGAGCGCCTCACCGCCAGGCCACTGGTTCCCGTTCCCGTAGCCGGTCCACGGTACGGGCCCCGGCGCGCAGCACGTCTCCCAGGAGCGGAGGTTGCCGTGCGCTTCGTCCGGCTGATCCTCGTCAAATTGGAGGTCCGCCACCAGCTCGAAGGCCCAGAGCGCGACGTCGCCGTTTACCCGGCCGAAGCACCGTTGCGCGTCGTTCCCGTGCGCCGCCATCGTGCCGGCGTTGTCCGCCGGGTTGCCCTGGTAGAGCAGGACGTCGACCTGATGCGGCGGCCCGAAGGCGTTTCCAATCTTGAGCTCGGTCCAGAAGTCGTCCTGCTCCTGGCCGTTGTTGCCCCATTGGGTCACGTAGGTCGAGAAGTGCAGGCCGAGCTTAATGCCGGCCGCCTTACACTTCTGCGAGAGCCAGCCGATGATCGGATAGAAAGCACCGTCGCCGGGGATGTTCCAGAGGTTGCCCTCCCAGAAGGGCACGCAGACGTCCAGCGCCTTCGCGGCCACGAGGGCGTCGAAGATCGGCTCGAACTTCGCCTGGAACTGGACGAGGGTCATGTTCGCCGGCGAGAAGTATTTCGAGGCCAGCATCACGACGGAGAAGCCGAGTTCACCCTTCACGCGCCCGCAGGTGGCGACAAACTGGTCAAGGGTCTGATCATTGCCCGGCGGCCCGATGGCCTCGGCTGGCGGCGGCGAGATGCGGCTCCGGTCGCTCGGTCCCATCGAGTCGTCGGCCGAGAGCAGCCCGTGCGTGAAGCCGTAGCGGGCGCAGGTGTCGAGCCAGCTCTGCTGGAACGCCGGCGGGTAGCGGTCGAAGAACCACGAGAGGAACCGTTGCGGCTGCTTACTCGAGCCGCCCGGCACGAACGGCAGGCCCGGCAGCGTGACCGCCCAGCAGCTCGCCCGCATCGTGAGGACGTCCGGCGCGTAGGGGAGCCAGCTGGCCATCGCGTTGGGCGGCAGCGTCGTGTGGACCTGGTTGCCGTCCGGGCCGGGCTCGTCGAACGGTGGCAGCGGCGGCCGGACGATGATTGGCGGCTTCGGCGGCACGGGCGGGGCCTCGCCGTAGACGACGAAGGTCTGCCACGCGGTCTGGTCGACGCCCTGCGCGGTCAAGATGGGCCGCGGCAGCGTCGTGTCGACGCGCAGGTAGTGGCGCCCGTCGCTGCAGCGGTAGCAGGTCGGGATGCCGCCGTCCGGCTGCGCGGGCTGTCGGAGCGGTGTGAACTTCTCCCAGGCCCCGGCGACGGTCCGGTTCGTCGAGATGACGCCGCCCCCGCCGCCCTCGGCCGTCACATAGTAGCCGTTCACGCTCAGGGAGACGGTCCCGTCGTCGTCGTTCACCGTCTCGAGCGGCGACTCCCAGGCGCCTGGGCTCGCCACGTTGAAGACGATGGCCGACCCGCGCGGGTCCGTCGGCTTCTGGAGGGCGTTGATCCCGCCCCCGTACTGCCAGGACCCGAAGAGGCCGTTGGACGCCGCGAGTTGCACCGGACGGGGATCGCTCATCTGACTCGCCTCCTCATGGCAGGACCACAAACCGAATCGCTCGATGGGCCACGCCCTCGGCGAACTTGGCCGCGACGAGAGTGCCGTTCCAGGCCTCGGCCGCTCGGAGCGCGGCGAGACTATTGTTCACCAACAGCTTCCACATCGGGGCGGGCGGAAAGGTCGACAACGAGAGGATCACCTGGGGCCCGATGACGCCATCGATAGGGGCGCCGGCAAACCCGAACCCCAGCACCCGCTGGAGATATTTCACCGCCGTCACCGGCCCGCTATTGTACGCAAAGTCGAGGAGTTGAATCTGGAGATGCTCATCGCCGACCTGGTCGAATCGAAACTGCGTGGCATCGCGGGCGACTTTGCGGGTGATGATAGCACGGGCGTCGGGAATTGTCAGGGCCTTCAGATCGTCGACCGTACACGGCACGCCGCGGTCGGCCTCGAGCGTGGCGAGGATGATGCCGCCCGGGCCGGTCGGCTGGTCGATCTGCGGCGGCTCGGCGTACACCGATCCTTCCTCGACGAAGATCAGATCGACGAACTGGTCGAGCGTCACTGATCCTCCTCCCGTCGGCGTTCGCCGTGCGTCCTGGGGGCCACGATGCGGCGCCGCTCGACGAGGAGGTCCATCACCCCGCTGACCTTCTCGTCATGGGCTTTGAGTTTGGCGGCCGACTCCACCATTTTCATTTCCATCTCGCCAATCTTGACCTGCAACCGCGTCCCTTCCCGGCTCGCTTTATCGTGCAGATCCTCGATCCGATCCTGCATCGCCGACAGCCGCTGATCCACCTGGCTGGCCCGCTCGAGCCGGAGTCGTTCGCATCGCTCCTCGTGCCGATCGACCAGACGCTGGGCCTCGTCGGCGCTGAGGCCCTTCGTCTGCGATCCCATCTTCACGCCGCCCTTGAACGAGAGCAAGAGCGCCGTGGCGACGGCACTCATGAGAAACTGCCCAAGGGAGAGCCAGTCGTGGGCGGTCACCGCACCCCGAACGCCGCCAAGACTATCTGCAGCGCGTGGAGCGTCAGGGCCACCGCCAAACAGCGCCACGCGATCCGGAGCCGCCAATCATCACGGCGCATCGCTTACCACTCCCAGCCGTGGACGAAGAACGCGCCCGTGTTAGCGGTCACCGCCCAGTACACCGCCTGGTACTCTGTCAAGAGTGGCTCGAGTTCGTTGGAGGCCAGTGCGGCATTCGAGCTGACGGCGGGCTTCTGGGCGAGCCCTTCCACGCGGTCTGCCGTCGTGCCGAAGAAGTTTGGCAGGCCGCTCACCTGGGTAAAGTTCCCGTTCCCGCTGTTGCCGACACCGAGGTAGAGCATGATCGGGCCGGGCGGGATCAGTACCGACATGTCTTGAATCTGGAACGTGATCAGCGTGGTCGTGCCCGGGCTGTTGTCGTTCAGCGCATCGCAGATCACTGTGACGTGCCGATCTTTGGCCGTGAACCGGTCGAAGTTACTACCCGCATCGTTGTAGACGTAGCCGATTTTGCACTTCTGGTCATAACCAGATGGCATCGTGACGGCGGCATTGTTCTCCGTCACGAAGATCGTGAACCAGAAGTCGGCCGCCGACGCCGTGGCCGTCCAGGTCGTCCCGTCAAACTTCTTCGACGATCCGTTGGCGTAGGCGTTCGCGGTGTTCCCTTCCCACTGCATGTAGTTGGCACCGCTGGCCGCGTAGTCGCCTTGGAGCACCAGATGGTACTGGGTCGCCGTTGCCCCCGTAAAGGGGACGCGGAAGACCGCCCGCACTTCCTGATTCGTGCCGCCGGACTGCAGCAGTGCGACGTTCATCTTGTCGCTGGTCGCCACCGGCGTCCCGTTCGGGCTCCCCGCGTTGTCTCCTTCGATCGTGAACCAGAACGATCCCGTCGGGCTGCCTTGACGTTGAATAAGGACGTCGACGAACGGAATCACGCCAGCCGTCGCCAGTTGGAAGCCCTGCGCGAGTTTCACCCGATCCGTGGCCCCTTGCCGCAAGTTCTCGCGCGTGTTATCGACATGCTGGGTCTGGTCGGCTAAGTAATCCAGGGCGCGATGGAAGAGCAGGTTCTTCGTGCCGTCGCTCGATTTGCGAATCGCGTAAATTTCATACCACCGGGAGGCGCCCTCCGTGCCCGTGTCGAGGCCACCAGCCCCGCTGGCCGTGATGTCGGCCGTCAGCGCATCCCAGCTCGGGGCGCGCGTCCCGTCGTCCATGACGATTTCGTCGGCGTGGGTCAGCATCACCTTGGAGTAGGCCACGACGTTGTCCGGGTGCGTCCGCAGCGCCAGGCCTCGGAACACCTGCTGCACGCCAGAGGCGGCGGGCCCGTAGGCCCCGCCGTTCAACGACACAAGGAGCGCGTTCAGGGTCGAATTGAAATAGGCGGTAGCATGGCCGGCGGTCGAGAGCGCCGGCGGCGTTCCGGTGCCAAGACAATCCAGCTGCGCGAAGCCGACGCCGACCAAGCCGGCGACGATGGCGATGATGTTCGCCACGATGTCGGTGTTCCAGATCGACGAGGTGATCAAGTCGCCCGTCGTCCGTACGGTCGGCGTGGTGTACGACATGGCTAGGGCGTCCCTTCAAAACTGGTGACGGGGGGCACGACCGGCTGGGGCGTGACGGCGCGCGCGAGCAGCGTGGCGTTCATATTCTCGGAAACCGGATCGGCCCGTTCGCCGTTCTCGATCACGAGCGTGGCGACGGTTGGGTTGCCTTGGGTGACGTCGCCCGGCCACCAATTGCGGGTCGCCATCGCGGCTCGACTCAAGAGGACCTGCTCGGCCAGATCCCAATCCGTCGGGGGCGGCAGGTTCTGATAGATCGCCCCGCACTCGAAGCAGCAGGCGAGTTGCCAGTCCGGGTCATAGGCCGGCGCGTTCCCACAGGCATCGCAGACCACCTTCCAGCACCCACCGCTGATGACGGCACCGCTGGCGGGCGGCGCATCCGAGACGAAGGGGTCGCGCCAAGCCAGCCAGGGCCGGGCGGCTTGCATCCCGCGAATGAACGCCGCTTGCGCCGCGCGATAGACTTCGGGCGTCGAGACGCCGTGCGCCTCGAGCGGGCGACCAATGCGCGCGTAGGGCGTCCATTGACTCAGTGGCATCGTGTCAAATCCCCAGAAAAGTCGTGCTGCCAAGTTCCGAGGCGCCAGCCACCCCGATCAGCCAGTACTTCTGGCTGTCTCCGGGGACGGCGAGAAGCGTCACGTCGAGGCGATTGCGCTCGGTGAGCGTGAGCGTGATCGCGTTGGTGTAAAAGGTCTGACTCGTCGGAATCCCGTTGACAATGTCGCCGACCGCGAACTTGTCGCTGATGTCCCAATCCCGCGCCGCCTGCATCAGCGTGTCCGACTGGTTCGCGCAGAAGGTGATCGCGCTCAGGTTCGCCGCCGCTGGGCTGTAGAGCGTCGCGAGGTACTGGGCGAAGTTGGCGGCCTTCAACGGGTCGGACTGAAATGGCATGTCGAGCGTGCAGAGGGTGTCGCCCGCCGCCGCCGATCCGGCGCCGGTGACCGCCTGCAGCGCGTAGATGGCGTCTCCACGGACCTGAAGCTTCGTAATGAAGGCCGCCGTCGTCGTGCTCGTGTTCGTGACCACAATCGCAATCGAGGAGCCGTAGACGGTGCCCGTGACGGTAAAACTGCCGGTCTGGTTGAACCCGCTGCCGTCCGCGACGGTGTTCATCAGATAATCGGTGCTTGCCACCAGCGGCGTGACCACATTCGCGGCGCCGATAAAGGCCGTCCGGAGCGCCGGCGCGGTAAAGTTCAGGTTGAAGGTTTCCGACGTCATCGGCGCGATCGGCGTGGGTGAGGAACTCTGGACGAGGCTGGCGACGATGTCGGTTGCCCCGGTGTCGGCGAAGCGTGGATACACCGTGACGAGAAAATTGTTCAGAATGGCGTCGGCGGTCTGGAGCACCTGGACGTCATGGATTGTTTTGTTCAGCGTGGCGCGCAGGCTCATGATCGTCGAGCGATGATGCCGATCCTCGAAGAACACCGTCTGCCCGCTAATCGTGTCCCGCTTCTCCCCGCAGTACCCGAGTTCCGATCGCACGAGGTCGGCCATCGCGGCCGAGACCTTCGCATTCGACCAGATATTGTCGAAGGCGTAGATATAGGTGTCCGCGCCCACGTCGATGCTCGTCCGATCGGGCGGAGTCGCCACGGCCGCCACGAGGGCCGAGAAGGCCTGGCCGCTGCGCTGCATGCTCAGGAGCGCCACCTTCGCGGGAGAGCGGCCCGCATCGTCCATCCAGCCGTACGCCGTAACATGGGTCTCGAGCGAGGCCCACGGGTCGCTGTCGACCTTGATGCCGCGCACCTTGCCGATGTAGTAGTTGGTCACCCCGCCGTACGTCAGGCCGTATTGGGCGCGGATATTGAACCCGAAGCCGGCGCGCGCACTCGCGGAGAACGGCGAGTAGTAGCCGACCGTCCCGGCGGAATTGTTCAGGCCGTTCCGCAAGCCGAAGGTCAACGTTCCGGGCAGCGCGCAGCGGTCACCCGGCGTCGGCGGGTTGGTCGTGATGCCGTACTGGAGCACGATGTCCTCGTCCGTTAGGTCGTCCGTGACATCGGTCCAGCCGTTTCCGATCCCGGCCAGCTCGAGCTTCACCGTGGCGCTTGGTTCGACCCAGCTCATGTCCGCGCCCCCTGAGCGTTGGCGACGGCGTGCCCGAGCATCGTCGGCAGGCTTCCCATGAACCGATTAAAGCTTTGGTGCATCGCATGGACGGCGCTGGCGGCATCGCCTCCGGTGCCTCCGCTGCGTTCAAACGCAGCATTCTGGTCTCGGCTAAGGACCCGCTCCCCTGGCGTCAGCCAGGCCGGCACGGTGTCCGTCCCCTGGGGGCCGAGGCTCACGCCCTGCGCGGCATAGACGACGTCACTCCGACCGCTGAACCCGGCGCTCGAGGACGGGCCTCGCTCGGGGACGACGCCGCCTTCGGAGAAAATGCTCCCGAGGAATCCGCCGATCGCGCCGATGATGCCGCCGCCGGGAATGAGCGAGAGGAGGCCCTTCGCCAAGCTGCCGAACACGCTCGAGGCCTTATCCATCAGGGGCTGGAGGAAGCCTTGGACCATACTGCCGAGCATGTCGGCGGCGATGCTCTCGACGTCGGTCTTCAATAGGTCAAAGACCCCTTTGAACGCCTTCCCGAAATCGTCGGTGGAGGCGAGGGTCTGATCGAACGTGGTCACCCACCCGCTCTGCAGATCCGTCTGGGTCTTCAACACCGCCTGGATCGTGGCATCGTTCGAGGCCCGCACCGCGAGGTCTTTCGCCTGCCAGTCGGCCAGCAGCGCGGCGTTATAGGCCGCATCAGCCTTCTCGGCGTCCGTCTCCTTCAGCACCTGGTCGTTGTACCAGCGGAGGTTCTGGGCAATCTTGAAGTCGATCGCAGACATGGTCACTTGATTCGTCGCGGTGGCGGCGTCCTCCTCTAGTTTTTGGGTCGCCTCAACCGTGGCGACATGGCTCTGCAACAGCTTCAGGTCGGCCTCGGCACCAGCTTTGTATTGGTCCTCGAACCGAGAGAGCGCCGCGGCGCTATAGCCGGCCTCGGTCTTGTCGAGGTCCTTCACCGCCTCCCCGACCGCCTTCGCCTGGTCGGCGTTCAAACCGTAGAGGATACCGACGTCCTTCAAGCTGAGACCCTTGCGTACGTCGGCTTCCGCCGAGGCGAGGGTGTCAGCCGAGATGCTTTTGAGGACGTCACCGTAGGCCTGGCCGAGGCTTTCCTGACGCTGCAGCGCCTCGGAGAAGTCCTTGGTCGCCGCGGCGAGCTCGTCCTGCTCCGTCTGCTGTTCTTTCAGCTGGGCGGTGAGTGACTTCGAGGATTCGCTATGCGCGGCCGTCGCGGTGGTCACCGCACCAGCGGCGTCCGTCTGCGTGGCCGTGGAGGCGGAGAGCGCGATCATACTGTCGCGGGTGATCAGAAGGCTGCCGCCGACGGCGTCGATGGTCTGGTTGAGGGCGGAATGGCCGGTCACCATGAGGGCGGCTTCGGCCGTCTGGTCGGCGAGGGCGCCGGTCGTCGCCTTCCAGGCCGTCGCATTGTCGTCGGCGGCCTTGGCGTTGTCCTTGGTGGCTTGGGTGGCGAAGGGCAAGAGCGCCGCCAGATCTTCAACCTTGGCGTACGCAATCAGGAGACCCGTGACGAATCCGGTCAGGCCCGTCGTGACGCCGAGCACGAGGGTATCGATCACGCCCCAGGCGGAGACGAACACCGTCGCCACTTGCGTCGCACCGATGCCGGCGTCGACGAGGTCGATCGCAAACTTATTGATGGCGGTGATGATGCCGGTGATCAAGCCTTGTTGATCAGTCCCGAAGACCACCCCGAAGGCCTTACCCACCCCGTCCAAGGCGGCGGCGAGGACCGGCGACTGGTCGACGGCTCGCCCGAGATCATCGATGAAATTCGAGACCGCCGTTTCGCCTTGCTTGATGCGATCGGCGAAGGTGAGTTCCTGGTCGCCGGCGTCGGCCACCACTTTTTGCAGCGCCTCGAGGACCGCCGCACGGTCCGCTTCTTTCTTCTGGGTAGCATCGAGCGCCTGCCCAGTAATGCCGTGGGCTGTCGCATAGGCCGCCTCGGCCGCCACGGCGTCGATCGTCACGCCTTGCATCGCCAGCCGGCCCACGCGGCCCGTCTCGAGCGCCCGACTGACGGCGTTGATGGAATCCTGGGTGTCGCCCCCAAATTCTTTCGCCAGAATCATCGAGGCTTGCGTGAGAGTCCCGAGGTCGGCGGCGCCAGAGACCGCGCCCACCGCGAGCAGGTGGTTCGCGTCCGTCATCAAGGTGAGGTTGTCGACCGTGCCTTTGGTGCCGTCCTGCATGGCCTTGAGGGCCTCAGTGGCCGGCCCGATGCCCCCGGCGAGCCGATCAAATCCAGCGGTCACCGTGTCGATCTCGGACCCCTTCTCGCCCAGCTCGAAGACGGCGGCGCCGACCGCCGCGATGGCCGCCACGGCGATCGCGCCAACGGCGGCCACCCCTTCCGCGATGGTCGTCCAAGAGACGAGAAAGTCGTCGCCTTTCCCCTTCGCCTCGTCGAGGCTCTCCCCCATCCCGCCGAGGGCTTCCTTGATCTGGGCGAAGCCCTCTGCCGTGAGGTCTTTCAGCGTGACGGCGATGTCGATCGAATTGTCAGCCATCAGATCCGCCCGCGAGGGCGCGTTGTTCCTTCAGCAAGTCGACGATGATGGCGTTGTGCTCCTCCCGGAGCACGCTCAGGGCCACCATCAACCACCGTGGCTGTCGTCCGATGCCGCCCGATCGCGGCAGGCCGTTCGGCTCATAGATCCACGCCGTCTGGCCGCCTCCGGTTAACCGATAGATCCGATCGAACCACTCGAGCGCCTGCCGCGTGTCGGCCGTCAGTCGGCGGACGGGGCAGCGGGTGAGGAAGAGGTCGCTGGCCCACCAGACGATGCCGTCGTCGGTGGCGCTGGGCTCGTCCTCGCCGGGCTCGTGGCATCGTCGGGTGCTGCAGAGCCCAAGGCTTCGGCAGGTCCCGCAGTCGTCGCCGGTGCGCTCCCATGCGCTGCCTCGGTCGACGGTCCTGAGGAAGTGCCGAAAGCGCGCAGCGACCCGAAGGCTTTTTTTTGGTCGGCCGTCAGATTGTTCTGGACGTAAATCTGCATCAGCAGACTGCCCAAGAGCGCCTTCTCGCTCCGAAAAGCCTGGACGATCGAGGCCCCGCTCGTGATCGAGACGCCGCCGACCGTGACTTCGCCCGGCTCGAGTTCGACGTGCGAACAGATCATGTCAGCCGTGAATTTGCGAGCCCATCGCTCCTCGGCGTCCTGGCGCGCGACCAGGCGCGCGGTCTCGTCGGCCGTCATCGAGGCCTGCTGCTCGCGGATCAACACGTCGTCGGGGATGACGAAGACCATCACGGGCTTCCCAGCGTCCGGGCCCGCTTGGATCAGCACGGGCGCCCCGTCGCGCAGCAGGGGCTGCTCGGCCTGTTCGGCCTCGGTCAAGCGAATCGGCCGGCGCTGGCCGGTGATGCGGTTCAAGCGATCCCACCCGAGATCGAATTCGGTATAGGTGTCGACGTCGAGCGCGTGGATGAGAAATTTCGTGAGGCGCCCGCGGACGCGCAGCTCGACCGGGTAGTGCGCGAGCGGGGCGTCGAGCGCCAAGGGCGGCGAGGTCGTCGGGTCCATCGGTCCCTCCTGAAGGGCAGACCACGGGAACGGGAATGTTCCACGTGGAACAGGATCGCACCGATGCGCCAGCGGGGGGCGTCCGCCCGACCCGGCGAAGGCGGCCGGTGTCAGGCGGGCGGAGCGAGCGCGCAGAGAAAAGCCGTCCGAGGCCTGGGCGGTTAGCCCTGGCCGAGAATCAATTCGTCGTTGCCGGACGTCTCCATACAGACGCCCTTGAACGACCAGATCGGCACATCGTCCGGGTCCGGCGTCGTCGGCACGTCCCACTCGACGTTCGGCGCATGGAAGAGCCAGATCTTGCCCGTCGCCGTGCCAGCCTGAATCGTCAGCTGTTTGGCCGTCGGAACCGATCCGCTCTGCGGGTCGGCGAAGGCGTAGAGCAAGGTCTGGTCCTCGACGCGACAGTCGAGCGTGCAGGTCACCACGCGGCGCTTGTCTCGATACGCTTCGGTGGCGAGCGGCGAGTTCTGGAAGTCCTCGTTCCGTACGATGAAGGCGTTCGAGACCTGGAAAGTCGCTTTGAGCGCCTTGACCGCCACGCCAGAGATGAGCACGCTCTGGACCTGAAACCCGGTCGGAATCGTCGTCCCGACCGTGGTGAAGCCCGCCGGTTGCGTCGGCGCCGGCCGGATCTGCTGCTGGGCGGGCCCGCTCGCGTTCCACTTGATTTCCTGCATCCCGTCGAGCAGGAAGTTCATCTTGTCGACCGCGCAGCCGGCCAGCTGGCGCATGAAGACGGTGCCGAGGTAATGGCCCCAGGTGACCGTCTTCACGAGGTCGGTCGTGAAATTGTACGTGACGCAACCCTTCACCACGTCGCTGGTATTCGGCGCGGATGGGAGGGCGGGGAGCCAGGTCGTGACGCCCGTGCCGGTGTTCACCGTCGCAATCACCACCATGAACGTGCCGGGCGTCGATCCGGTCGAGATGATCTCGAGCGTATCGCCGATTTGGAGGCCCGTCGCCGAGGTCAAGGTCGCGCCGGCCGTGGTCGGGCTGCTGGCGACCGTCGTCGAGAGCGCCACCGCGCGCTCGCTCCCGAAACCGTTTTTCAGCAGGACCGACGCTTCCGGCTTCGTCTGGACCGTGCCGCTCGGGATCAGGTAACTGTCCTTGAGCGCCCAGCTCGCCTTCGCGCGCCGGCTGTACCGATCGAGGGTGCCGGGCGTGGCCTTCTTTTCGGCCGAGGCCACCCGGGCGAACGGGTCCCAGCTCAGGTCGAGATTCAAATGGCGATAGGCGTTCGTCACCACCTGCGGTGTGAGCACCGTGCCGAAGGCGGACTCCTCAGAGACGTAGGCTTGGCCTTTTCGGCCGACGGAGGCAGCAAGGGACATGAACGGATCTCCTTAAAAAATGCAGTTACTCCGTGACCGGCGGGGTGACAGGCCAAGGGTCGTGCTCCTCGATCACCCGGACGCCAGGGACGACGTCCTGGCCGGCTGGAGTCGCGGCGATCTCCGCAAAGAGATCCGCATGCATGCCGAGATGATCAGCGATCGTCATCGGCACCGCCGCGCCCTCGGGCGTCCGGTGGTGCGAGACCACTTCATCGAAATCGACGACGCTGCCGACGCCGATGGCGCGCGAATAGTCGCCGGCACGCAGCGCCCCTTCAAAGCCGACGGATCGTCGCAGTCTCACGAGGACGCCTCCCTTACGGTTGCCCAAACGATCGGTGGACCCAAATCAGCACGGGCACGATGACGACGACCATCAGCCCGGGCCACGGACTCTGCAGCGGCACGGCTTTCTCGGGACGGACGTCGGAGATCGGCAGGCCGCCGAGCGAGTTGTCGATCGCCAGCGCCCGCTCGATGTCGCCGATGAGATTCTCCTGGGCCCGACTTTTCTCCGCGTGCGGATAGCCGCCGTCGCCCGCCATCACATCGACGCGCGCGGTGATCGCGGCGTAGTAGGTCTCTTTCAGCTGGTTCGCCGGCTCGAAGCTGAACGCGCCGCGCTCGGTGGACTGGACCAGGAAGATCGGCAGGTCCGCCGCCGGCGCAATCAGAATGTTCTCCTCGTCGCGCCGCACGCTCGAGGGCTTCACGTCCCAGGTGTAGCCGCCGGCCACGGTCATCGACCGCAGATTGTTCGCCAGGGCGTCGAGAATCCGATCGCGGACGGTCGGGGCTGGGGCGGTCATCCATTCCCATTCACCGCCGCCGCGGCCCGGCTGCCGGCGTCCTGGAGGTCGGTCGTGATTTGGTCGCGCTGCTCGTCGAGCGTGGCCTGCATGTAGGACCGCGCCGGCAGCACGACGCTCGGCTTGAGCGCGAAGAGCGGCACGAGGTCGCCCGCGGCCGATCCGCGCGTGGCGGCTTTGCGCGCGCCGGCGACGACGCCGAAAATGACGCCCTTGGCGATGAAGGTCGAGCTGAACCCGAAGCCGCTCGGGTCGGCCTTGACCTCGGCGGCACTGAACCGCGGCACGCCGTTCCCGGTGAGCGCGGCGGCCAGCGGAATCGCCAGCGCCGAGCCATGCGTCGGGCGAATCTCGCCCCCGAGTTCCTGGATGCGGCCGTAGATCGCTTTGTCGCTGTCCTGGGTGACCCGGACCTCGAGGGAGTGGTCCATCTCCTGCGCGGTGATCATGTAGCCGATGGATCGGCCCAAGGTGCCCGTACGGTAGCCGAGCGTCTCGCCGCGCAACCGCGCCATCACGCGGGATTGCAGGCGCAGGCCGATGGTCCGCATGGTGTCCAGAAAGGTCTGGAAGACGATCGGCTGGGCCCCGTCAAGATGGGCCGTCACCGCCGGCAGCGTGGTCGAAATCTCGAAGCTCACAGCAGCCCCCGGGTATCGACGAAGGCGGCGAGCTGCATCTTCAGCGTGTCGGGCAAGCCCGGCCGGATGGACGTGCCGAACGGGCCGGCGCTCAGGCTGGCGATCGTCAGCGTCCCATTCTGCACGCGGTCCCAGATCACTTTCATCAAGTCCAGTCCAAGGGCGAGATAGGCCTGCCCCTTGATCGTGCCTTCGAGCGCCGTCGTATAGACCACCTGGCAGTTCCCGATGCCCCACCGGAAGCAGCTCGTCTTCAGGTAGAGCACGCCGAAGTCCGGGTCGGTCCAGTAATCGCTCGCCGTCAAGAGCGTCGGCTGGTCATCAATCTGGACCGTCACGACGCTCGCCACCGGCCGGTACTTCAGCTTCCGAAAGACATCGCCCTTGCCGCTGAACGTGTCGGTGATCGTGCGCGCGTGATAGATCCGATTCGTCAGCGACTCGAGCCAGGCCGACACGCCGTCGATGATCACGACCGCGTCAGCATCAAAGTTCGCATCGGCGACGACATCGCCCGTCTTCGGCGCTTCCGGCAGCGGCGGCGTCCAGGTGAGGGCCCCGGCCGCGTTCGTCAGCAGCCCGACCAGATAGGTGCCCGCGTTGGCCGGCACCGTGGGCGTGCCGAGCGTGATGGCGATCGACCGTCCGATCTGGAGCCCGGTGCCGGTCCCCGTGACCGTCGCCCCGGAGACGCCCGGGGCCGGCGAGGCCTGCACCGTCTGCTGGCTCGGCGTCGTCTGCCGGCACCACGTCCGAAAGGTCGGCAGGTCGCAAAGGCTCGTGCTCTGGGGGACGGCGTTCATCGCCGGCCCTTACTGCTCAAACGCCGTGCAATCGACGTTGGTGATCGTGGCGGTGCCGCCGGTGACGTCGGCCACTTGCAGATCAAACCAGATCGCGGTGCTCACCACCAGGCCGGTCACCGAAGCGATGATCGAAAGGCTCGTCGCTTCGTTGGCGACCTGCTGGGTCATCACCTGGGTCGCGCTGATGATCGTCCCCTGGGCCGCGTCGGTATTGTTCGGCGCCGAACCCGTGCCGTAGGCCAGGGCCGTCTTCACGCCGTCGGCGATCGTACCGTTCACCTGGTTCCCGGTGATCATCAGCACCACGCGTCCGGTATTCGTCGGCGTGATCGCGCACGCCAGCCCGTTCATCTTCAGCGTGCTCGTGCCGTTGCCGGTTTTGTTCGTCGGATTCGAATGGGTGAAGGCGTTCGTCTTGTAGGCGGGCAGCGTGCTCGTGCCCTGCGACATCAGGTACTGGCCCGTCGCCGCCGCCGTGATCACGCCGCCCACGCTCGCGGCGGTGGCCGCCATGATGTCGCCCTGGACCAGCGTGTTCGGTAGCGTCAGCGTGGAGCAGCCCGGGTCCGCGCCGGTCGCGCCGCGTACGTAGGTGCCGGTGCCGCAGACCGCCAGCGCCGTCGGGCTGCTCGCGGCGGCGCCCACGTAGAGCGCATGGGCGGTCAGCGTTTGTAATCCCGTGCCGCCCTGCCCGACGGGCAGGCCGGCGGCGAGATGGGTCGCCGTCACCTGCTGCGAGGTATTGATGTCGGTGCCGGTCTGCGCGATCGTCGAATTGACGTAGGCACTCGTGATCGTCGTGCACGTCGTCCCGCTCGCGGCAAGGGCGGTCACCACCTGGTTCGTACAGCTGGCGAAAATCTCCCCCACCGGCGGCAGCGAAATCTGGCCGATCTGGGCCTGCGCAGGCACCGCCAGCAGCAGGAACGCAAGGACAAGAAGGAGGCGTTTCATGGGGGTCAGTGAGAACAGGTGACGGGAATCGTGGCCGTGCCCGTGGCCGCAATCACCAGGAAACCGACGGCCGCGCCGTAGCTCTCGAGCGTGAAACTCTGCCCGACCTGGAAGAGGTGCCCGGTGCTCGAGGTCGGCACGGTGCCATCGAGCCAGATCCGGACGTTGTTTCCCTCGATCGGGCCGACGAGGCACCCTTGAATCTTCCCGACACCGGCGGGGCTCAGGTCGGCGGCGCTCAAGCCGAGGGCGGTCGAGCTCACCGAGAGCGTGTCATGCGAGACCGGCTGGAAGGCGGCGGTCGTCCGGACCGGCGCCTGCGCGAGCATCGTGGCCTTCGGCATCAGCAGCGCCAAGGACACAAACAGGCCCACCGCGCCCGCCACCATCATCCGTTCGATCTTCATGCTGGACTCCTGTGGTTATTTCTTCGTCCGCTTCGCCCGCTGGGCCGACTGAAACCGGTTCCCGCCATTGGGCGCCGCCTCTGCGAGGGGCCCGGCCACGGTGCCACGTTCCCGGAGGCCGATCGCCGCGCCGACCGCTTTCGGCAGGGCCACGACGCCGTCCTCGATCAGGTAGTGCTGGCCCTCATGGGTCAGCGTCCCGTTCGCCAGGGGATGCTGGAAATGGACCAGATCCGGTTCGGTGGCGTCTTCCGCCCGCGCGTCGTCGTTCTCGTCGTTGAACATGGCGCTCCCTTACTTGATCGTGATCCCAGGGTCGGAGGCGACCAGGTCCGCCACCACGATCGCGCGGTGATTGGTCGCCAGACAGGCGTTATTCGAGATCGTTAGCTGAATCGTAAAGGTATCCGCCGCGCCCGTGCTGCCCGCCACGCTCGAGGCCCCCGACGTCAGGACGGCGGTACAGCCGCTCGCCACATGCGCCTCGGCCACCAGCGCCGCCGTGGAGGTCGAGACCACCGCCAGCGTGCCGCTCGTGCGGGTAACCGTGACAATCTCGAGCAGCGACTTCGTGCTCTCAAACGGATTCACCGATCCGCCGGCCCCCAGCGATCCCATGATCTTGACTTCGATGATGGCGGACCCGTTGAAGGCCGCCGGCACCGTCACAGTGATCGCGTCGGTCGCCGTGTTTTCGGCGATGCCGGTCAGGGTCTTGACGAGCCGCTTCGTGGTCGTGCAGAGCCAGCCGCCGGTGGCGGGGTTGCGATCCACGTAGGGCGTCGTACTGCCGGGATTGCAGACGGCGGGCTGCCGGGTCGCAATCGGCACATCGCTCTGCGCGCGCACCGGCGGCGGCCCTACGCTGGCCGCCATGAGGGCGATCGAGGCGATCAGGAGAACGCGCGTGCGGTGGGTCAGTGTCGGCATGATGATCGGGCCCTCTCAGTGAAAACGATGTCTTAGCCTGCGGGTGAAGAACCGGCGCCGAGCCTCCCCAGAGACCCGGCGCCGTCGGTCACGTCCGTCGTCAGGTCGCCGCTTACGCCGAGGTCTTCGCGGAGCAGTTCCGAAGGACCCACGCGCCGCCGGGGAACTTCGGCCGCAGGCACTCGCGGCAGAAGACTTCGAAGTCGTACCGGCGCGCGGTCAGCGCGTAGTCGACCTGTTGGTAGTCCCGGCTCGTCTCGATGTCGATCCCGACCATGTCGCCGCCGGTCGGGAACGGGATCGTGTTCGAGTACGCCAGCATCGTCCCGCTCGGGAGATACGGGTGGACCCGGACGTTCTGGAGCCGGCCGGTGGACTTGTTGACGTATTTCGCCAACATGTAGCCGCCGGTCAGTTGCGCCATCTCGTCGGAGGCCGCCTGCACGAAGAGGGTCGGGGCGCCGTTGGCCGCGAGCACCAGATTCGTCGCCCGCATCAGCTGGGTCGAGTTCATCCAGATGTTCTCGGGATTGGCCTTCGCCGCGTCCCAGACCGCCTTGTTCGCCGCGTCGATGTTGTCGAGCGTGAAGTCGGTTCCGACGCCATCCGATCCGGCCGCCAGGGTCGTGACGCTGGCGCCGAGCGCCGCGGTGAAGTTCACGATGAGCCCGTTCATGCCCAGCGTGTTCGCCACGTTGTCGGCCGGCACGGCGATGTCTGTCGTGGTCAGCGCCGTCAGCGCCACGCTGTTGATGCCGGTGGTCGCCTGGCGGGTCGAGGTGCCCGAGGCGCCGTCATCGACGTACCACTCGTAGGCGATGGCCCCTTCCACCCAGGCCGTGTGGCCGGTCATCGACCCGCTCGGGCCCGTGATGGCCGACTGGGTCGTGGCCGAGGACTTCTTGCCGCGGGTCCGCGTCCCATCGCCGAGGCCCGTGATGGCCCGGGCGATCATCTTGTAGGTGCCGGTCGCAATCGATCCGCCGCTGTTCGAGACCGTGCAGGTGGGCGCCGTGACGCTGCCGAGGTCGGCAATGCGGCCGAAGCCGATCGCTTGCTCCTCCATCTGCATCAGGGCGAACAGGAGATTCGTGACGCCGCGCGCCTTGAGGTCGCCCTCGAAGCCCATCGAGGCGTCCTGGGCCGCCCAGGTCACCGAGTCGCCGAGGCCCATTTCCGCGAAGGCCGCGGTGAAGGGCGTGGCACTGTAATTGATCTTGTTCGCCTTCGCCCCTTCGGACGTGACGAACGGATCGGTCGCGCCGGTCACGAGCGCCGAAATCGAGCGCCATTCGCTCGAGGTGCCCCCGCGCTTGTTCTGGACACGCGGAATGTTGTTGCGCCAGGGGGTGATCGTCGACGCCAAGAGGATCGCCAGCGGCTGGAGATCGTAGGCGTTGAACCCGCTGCCGGTCGTCAGGTCCTTCTCGATGCTGGTCGGCCCGGCTTTCATAATCTCCTGGGCCTTTTTGATGGCCGCTTCGGAGACGTCCTGCAGATTGATCATAGGTGCTCCTCTGTGTTGGGGCGCGCGCCGGTCTTAGCTCTTGCCGATCGGACGTCCCGTCACGGGGTCCATGCGGCCGATGCCGCGTTGACGCATATAGGTGAGTCGCTTCGCGGCGTAGTCCGCTTTCTCCTGCGGGGTCGTGGCCGCCAGCGCCAGGGTGTCGATGGCCTTGAGGTATTCGTCCTCTCCGGCCGCGACCGCCGATTGGTCCTGCTCGCCGCCGCCCTCGACGCCGCCGATGGTCTTCTGGACCGCCGTCGCCGTCGCGCGCGTCATCGGGCCGCCGGGGCGGGGGCTCTTGGCGAACTTCTCGACCGTCGCCTGCAGGTCCGCGATCGTTGCCGCCTGCGCGGTCATCGTCGCCTGGACACTGTCGACTTGGGTCTTCGAGGCCTCGAGCGCCTTCGTCACGTCGCCGATGAGCGCCTTGAGTGCTTTCACGTCCTCGCCGTCCGTCGTCTCGCCGGGTGCCGGCGGGTCGGTCTTGACCTCGCCGCCCTTGGTGCCTTCCGCCGCGTGGGATGCGTTGCGCGCAGCGATTTCCGCCGGAGTCAAGCCGTCATCGCCAGTCGGGGGATCGTCGTCCCCGGTGCCCTTGGCGACCTTCTCCTCGTCGTCCTTGCCATCGCAGTCGGCACCGAGGCCTTTGGCATCGTCGTGGATCGACTGGACCTTCTCGAGGTCGCCCTTCGAATGACGGGCGCCAGCCTTCGTCACGCTCTTTTCGGTGGCGCAGCTGCCGCCCAAGGCGTGCGCGGTGTCGTGAATCGATTGGACCTTTTTCAGGTCCTCGGCGGAATGCCGGGCGCCAGCCTTGGAGATGCCGGTGGCCGACAACAGCGTCTTGAGCCGTTTCGAGAAGACCTGGACGCGGGTGCGCCGGCCGCGCTGGCATTTGGCGACCATCTCGATCGCCGCTGGCGTGCCGGCCTCGGGTTCCGCGTCGTCCTCCTCGCCGTCCTCGAATTGGGCCTCGAACTCGCTCGTGATGAACTCGAGCAGCAGCTGGAAGGCCAATCGGAGGGCCTGGACTTCGGCCGCTTCCGGGCTGTCGGTGTCGCCCGCCGCCGCATCCTGATTCGCTTCCCAGGCTTCATTCGCCAGCAGCATCTCGAGCGCCGCCATAATCTGCAGCGCCTGGGCGAGGTCGTACGGCTCCGCACGGACCGCCTTGAGAATGGCGGCCAAGCTGCCGGTCACGAGCTTCTCGGCGGTCTGGTCTTCCTTCTTTTTCCAGTCCTCCGGGAGCGCCTTCACGAAGCTGTCGCCCTTGCGATAGGCGATGGCGATGATCTTCCGTTTCACGAGGTCGCGCGCGGCCTGGCTGGTCTTCACTTCGCCGACGGCATGGGCCGCCGCCGTGATGTCCTCCGGCTTTTTGATGGGAAAACTCTGATGCGGCCCCGCGAAGTCCTCCGCCGGAATCGTGTCGCGCATCTTGTCGCTGATCTCGCGCTTGGCGACCGGCGCGTCGTCCTCGGCGGCCAGCGCCTTCACGATGTCGAAATCGGCATCGGGGCACGCGCCGTTGTCGACCACCGAGGTCTCGAAGAGCTTTTTCATCAGCACCCGGAAGCAGTCGACGCCGTTGGCCTTGGCGGCGATCCGTTCGCCGGGCCCGGCAATCGAGAACATACTGAGGGTGCCGTCTTGAATCTTGAGCCAGGTGTCCTCGGCGCCCTTGGAAATCTGCGCCTCGAGGATGATGCGGCGGTTCACGTCATCGAACTCGACATCGACGCGCTTGCCGACCGCCTTGGTCTTGTCGTGCATTTCCCGGATGTTGCCCTTCCAGGTCTGCACCGCCGCCTTCGCGGCGTCGTAATCGACGATGTCGCCCTGCTGGTCGAGCACCTCGGAGGTCATCACCCCGCGGATGGTTCGCGTCTCGGCATCCTTTTTTTCGATCGGGAAGAACAGCGTCTTGATGACGTCGCCGAGGGGCGCCTTGGCTGCCGGGGGCGTGACCGTCTTCATGCTGAGGCTCCTTGGAAGGGTTTAGCTCTCGTCGCTCGCGGCGCGGTCGTCGAGATGCGGCGCAAAGTTCCGCGTGCAGTCCGGATGCTCGAGCGGATTCTCGAGCGCCTCCTCGACCGACCAAGTCTCCCCATTCGCGTCCGCGCACTTCTCGTCGTCATCGCCATCCTCGACGTCGACGTCGTTGACGTCGTTTGCCTTATAGCCGAGGACGTTGCCGTGGTTGTACGCGATGCCGGTCTCGGTGCGCGCGATACGGTCCGCCCGCCACCGGGAGTACCCCTCGAACTGGTCGCGGACGACATCGAGGACCTTGGTGCCCAGGGCGAATGAGGAATGGGCACCGCCGTCCTCGAAGGTGTGTCGGATCAGCGTGGCGACCCGATCACGGGTGACGTCGTTCAGTTGGACAATGCGTTCGCCGACATAGCTTGTGAGGAAGTCTGAGATAAAGGGGTCAGTAATGTCAAAAGTTCCCCCGACTTCTGTGGCACCTAGGTCGCCCGCAATCGTCACGAGATCGCGGTTGATTTGCTCGAAGCCGTCATCAGCGAATTTCTCGCCCCAGGCTTTCCACGGGAACGATTGCATCCGGGCGATCAAGGCGGCCGATCCGGTCTGGTCCGGCATCAGGCGGCCTCGTCCAGGAGCAGCGCGATGATGGCCTCGACATCTTCGTGGCACCCAGCGGCGCGGACCGTGGCCGGGGCCAGGGGTGCCGTGGCGCCGTGGCCGTGATGCGCGACCGCCCCGTGGCCGGCGGCGGCAACGGACCGGCTGGCGACGGCCGCGCTGGCCGTCGTGAGCGCGCCGGGCGCGCGTCCCGCCGCCTGCAGCGGGCCGATCCGGCTGCGGCCCTGACCGCCGAAGATCCGGGGAAGGACGACGACCGGGGCATCGACGGCGGTGGGGGCTGGCGTCTCGCGGACGCGCGGCTCAGGCTCGGCCTGGACGAACCACCAGGCCGGCGCGCCGCCGCCGGTCCGGCGCTTGAGGGCCGTGCGCTGTCCAGTGCCCGCCGCCTGGATCGCCGCGCAGCGGGCCGCGCCGGTGCCGGTGACATCGCCGGCGGCGGCCGTATGGCCGGTGCCCGCGGCCTGGGCGCTCGGCACGGTGGCGGCGCCCGTACTGGTGAAACGTTCGACGCCGGCACCGGCGGCCCGGACGGGCGCCGACATCGCCGCAGCGGTCGAGAGGAATCGCTCAAGGCCCGCCCCGCTGGCGGTGGCCTTACCGAGGGTCGCGGCGCCGGCCCCGACGAAGACCTCCGCGCCAGAGGTCCCGGTGCCCGAGGCATGGGCCGGGGCGGTCGTGACGGCACCAGCGGCGGCTACGAACCGCTCAACGCCGGCCCCCGCCGCCGCCATTTTACCGGTGGTGGCGGCTCCGGTGGCGGCGATGAACTTGAGCAGCGCCGCCGCCGCGGCGGCCATCTTGCCCGTGGTCGCCGCCCCGCTGGCGGCCCGGAAGGTCTCAAGACCCGCGCCGGCCGCGCTCGGGTGCCCGAGGGTGGGGGCGCCCGTGGCCGCGACAAACTGCTGCAGGCCAGACCCGGTGGCGCTCGCGGCGTGGAGCGCGGCGGCGGCCGTCGCGGCGACAAACGTCTGCAGGCCGACGCCGCTCCCGCTCGTGATGGCCGCGGCCGTCGTGGCCGCCCCCGATCCGGTCACGCCGGTAGATCGACGAACGGTTGGATCGGAAAGGGTAATATCGGAGGGATTCGCCGCGCCGGGATAGAGGAAAAAATCCGGCATCAGGTGCCTGTGAGGGTGTTCACCGTGGTGCCGGCGACGTCAGGAGACCCGGGCAAATAGCCCACCGCATATTGTTGAATGACCGGCGAGGCGCCGAGGGCGTAATGCCCGCTGGCGTCTGAGGTGCCCACGGCCGCGACGGAATTGTCAGGGGTCCGAAAGATGACGACCGAGCAGTTCGGCAGCGGGTTGCCGGAGGCATCGCGGGTGACGCCGCTGATCGTAAAGGGATATTCGTACGGAGAATTGAGACCGTCTTCGTAGCTTCGCACCACCGGCATGGACCGCGGGACATACGGAACGCCATGCATCGCGTTGGACTGAAACGATCCCGGCATCGGGTTAGTTGCCCGAATAAATGGCGACGTACTGCGGAACGACCGAATTGGTCGCCGAGAGCGTTTTGCGAATCGTGATGTTGCCGTTGATCGTGCTATCGACGGAGGCTTGCGTGCCGCCGAACACGATCGTGTTCGGATTGGCGGTGCCGCTGGAGACGCCGCCGTTGAACGTCATGAAGCCGCTCCCGGTGCATTTGCTGTTCGCGCCGGCCGCGCCGATGCTCTGGAACACCAGGGTAAACTCGAGGTACCAGGCGGCGATCGCGCACGTCACGGTGCCGACCGTCAGGCTGACGCCGAGCGTCGTGCCGGCCGGCCCCCATTGGGGCGTAATGATGGCCGTGCCGCCGGTCAGCGAGATGGTGCCGCCCGCGAAGACTTTGTAAATCTTTCCGGCCTTCGCATCGTTGGCGAAGATCGGCGTCCAGGTGATGCCGGCCCACATATCCTCGATCGAGGTCGACGAGAGCGTGGTGAGCGGCGCGACCGGCGGATCGATGTAGGGGCCGTCGGTGAAGAGTTGTCGTCCCATGTTAGCTCTGTACTCCTGCGGGCATCAGAACCCGCGTCATCTCCACGTCCAGCTGCCCGGTGATCTTGTCGATGCCGACCGCCTCGATCTTCCAGACCCGCCGACAGTCCGGGCACCCGAAGATCGTCCCAGGTTTTCCGAAGACCATCAGCGTGCGTTTCGTCTCGCAGGCGCAGGCCAAGGCGATATTCACGACGAAGGCTTTCAGGGCGGGTTCACCGTCGAGAATCTGGATGGTCATCGGTTTAGTGCTCCGGCAGAGTCAATGTCAAAGCCGACAGCGAGGCCTGCGCGTGAATCTGGAAGGCCACGCTGTCGAAGTTGATATCGGCGCCGCTCGTCGAGATGCTCATGTCGCACACCACCGTCGTGTGATCGCTCTTGTAGAGCCGCGCCCAAGTCGCCGTCCCCGTAGCGTTGATGTCCGTATCGGTGCCGATCGCGTTCGCGGTCGCCACGCCAGCCATCGCGTTCCCGAACGCCGGGCTGCCGAAGGTGAGGTTGGCGAGGTTCACCTGGGTCGTGATGGCGGTGTTCGCATTGGCGGGCTGCCCGGTGCCCGTGCTGTCGTAAATGTCAAGGAAGCCGCCGTTCAGCAGCGCCGTGATGGCGTTGACCGCCGCGTTGACGGTGGCGTCGGCTAGTTGGAGATCGTTCGCCATCGATTATGCCGTCCCTTCAAGGGTGCCGGTCGGAACCGCCGCGGCACCGAGAATTTCCCCCTGCGCGCCGCGCACGAGGCGGCGGTCGCTGGTCGGGGGCATGTTGATCGTGATCGGCGCATGGACGTGGACCGGCGCGGGAGCCTGTGCGCCCTCCGCCACCTTCGAGACCACCGCCTCGATCCGGTCGAGCGTCAAATCGGCGGCGGTCTTCTCGAGCGGCGTGCCGTTGTCCTTCGGCAACCGGGCGACCTCGGGCGCGAGATGCTGGACGACCGCGGTGCCCATTTTGAGGAAGTGCTTCGCCGTGTGCGCGTGCAGCTTCTTCTCGAGGCCGCGGATCGCCGTGGTCGTCTTCCGGGCCTTCTGGACGGCGGACTCCGCGAGGTCGAACGTCTGGACCACCGCAGCGACGGTACTCAGCTGGTCGAGCCGCTTGGCGATCTCGGCGTGGACGAGGGGCGGAATCGCCACGGGCCGCCACGGCCGAACGGGCTGGTGTTTCTTGACGTCCTTGATCGCCGCGGCGCGCCATTTCTTCAGCTCGGCCCCGATCGCCGCCCCCTCGGGGCCTTGACCGCCCACGGGCGGCGTCCCGGCGGCCGGCGCCGCGCCGGCGGGCGGCACGAGCTCGTCATCGGTGGTGAGCGGGTCATCGTCGGGAATCCCGACCTCCTCGACGAGCACGGGCCCGGCGCTGGTCATGATGTACGGGCCCATCCCGATCGGGGTCTCGCCGTCGCGCTCACGGAGCTCATCGACGCTCACCTTCCCCATGTTCACATAGAGCTGGTCGGCGCGCGCCTGGATCAGCTTGTCCTCGGACTCGCCGCCCGCGAACATGAACCGGAAGTCGGGGGCGCCGAGGTCGCTGGCGATGATCTCGTCAAAGATGTCCTGGAAGTAGTTCGCCAAGGGCCGTACGCCGACGCGGTAGACGACGTTCTCCTGTTGCTTGCCGGTGGCTTTGTTCACGTCGGCGGTGAAGCCGATCTCGGAGGGCGGCACGGCCATCGCCGCGCAGCGGATCTTCAGCAGCCACTCGTCGAACTTCGTCGTGAAGTCGGGCTCGGTGAACTGCTTCATGGTCGCCCCGCTGCCCTTCGGCACCATGCGGAGCCGCCGGCGCGCGGTGAGGTTGCCGGCCAGCGCGTCGTTGAGGAAGCGTTCGGCCTCCTCGATCTGCTCGGGTGTCCAGTCGCCCGGCGCGTCGATGATGCCCTCGGGGATGTTCCCGTCGGTGTAGTACGCCAGGTTGAAGATGTTCCGGCTGATCGCCGCGTTCACCGACAGCAGCACGGCTTCGATCGGGCTCAAGCCGTAGGGCGTATCGGTGCGCTGGCACCGGGGGCGGTAGATGAGGTCGTCGGTCGAGCAATCGCCGCCCTCGAGGTACTGGCCGTTGATGATCTGGCGGTAGGCCACGTTGGGCGGCTCGGGAATGTCGCCGGTCTGGTCGAGCTGGATGACGAAGGTCGCGCCGTCCTTGATTTCGAGGGCGTGCAGGCTGTCGTCGTAATTCCGGCGCTTGTAGATCGAGAGCGCGTCGACGACGAGCACTTCCTCGATCGCCAGCCGCAGCCAATCATTGAACGATCGCCGCTTGTCCGGCTTCATGAAGAAGGCCTTGATCTCGGCGATCTTCTGCTCGTCCCCTTTGCTCCGCGTGGCCCCTTTTTTCTGGTCCCGGGTGGTGACGTCCCAATCGAGCGAGGTCATCTGGTTTTTGCGGGTCTCGATGCAAATACGGAAGACCTCATCGACCTGGGCGAGATCGCGCAGGATGCGGAAGGGCGTCTTCGCCTTTTGGCGCGGCGTATAGCTGAGGTTGTACCCGTACGGGGTATTGAACCGCATCGGGCCCGTCGGCTGGTCGGCCGGTGGCGGCTCGGTCGGCATCACCGCGAGGGCGCCGGGGTTCGGACGGATGCCCCGCGCCGGCGCCGCCGTGAAGAGCGGCGTGGCGAGGCCGGACGCCACGCGGGCCTGCTCGGTCATGTCGGCGCTGCCGACCACGGCACCCGGGGCCATCTTCTCGATGGGGTGGCCGATCTGAACTTTGAGCGGCCCGAGTTCCAGCTGGAAGTTCATACGTTGAGCCTCAACGGAGAATTGCCGGCGCGTGTCGTGAGGCCTGGCCCTCCGTGCCACCGCTGCTCGAACACCTGGCCGTCGTACGTGACGGTCGGCGCATCGAGGTCGACGGAGGAGGGAGGAGGAGGCGCCGCCGCGGGCGGATCGGGCCACGCGCGACGGTCTGGATTGCTACGATAACACGCTAGGCAGAGAAACGTCGCGTGCTTCCGGTCACCTAGGCGCGGCTTTTTGCAGCCGCAGCGCCGGCAGCGCGACCACGTTACGCGGCGCCGACGGCGGCCAGAACCATGCGGGCGGTGAGCCGGCGGTCCCGCGTCCACCGCAGCTGCAGCCGGAGCCGTGGCCCTGGGCTGAACGGCAGCGGCGTCCCGGCCGGGGTCACCATCTCCCCCGCGTGGGGTCGGAACGTGTAGGTCGTTCCCTGGCTGGCGTAACTCGCTTGGCTCAACGGGCGGGGTGGCCCGTCCAGCGCCGGCTCCCACCACGGATCGGTCGACGCGGCCATACTGGATCACTCCGCGAGGGTAGCGAGGATCAGGCAGGAACCCGCGGCGCTCGAGCAGCCCGTCCTCGACCAGGAGGCACAAGTGCGCGCAGGCAATCGAGACCGTCCGTCCGATGATCATCGCCACCGCGAGGCTCGTCGTCGCCCCGGCATCGATCGCCGACAGGATCTCCGCGCGGACCGTCAGGACGACTCCTCCGCCTTCTTTTTCTTCGCCGCCTGCGCTTTCCACATCTCGAGGACGTTGCTCGTGCTCGACTGGTAGTGCAGCAGCGCCAGCGTCAGCATCGACACGTCGTCGTCGTGGCCCCACTTCGGGTACCCGCAGACCTCCGCGAGGAAGTCCTCGATCCACGGCGCGATCTCGGGATGGGGCAGCCAGACGTTGCCGCTCTCGATCGACGGACTCGTGGCCGCGAGGCGCGAGTCGAGGTTGCCCAACCGCGCCGGCGGCACCCCGATCAAACCGCTGATTTTCCCCTTCAACGTGCTGATGACGGCGGGGCCATTCGCCGCGTCCTCGATCAGCTTCCGGGCGGTCATCGGGTACGCGGCGCTGACGGTCTCGATGGCCTTGAGCGTGGCGGGAAAGTCGAGGCGGTCCTTGACGCGGTGGATAAGGTAGATGTTCGCGCCGTGCCGCCCGAAGACGCCGCCGCTGACGTAGTCACTCGTGCTGAGGTCCTTGAACGTCAGGTCCCAGCTCTGCAGCCAGTCGGTGAGGGCGTCCGGGCGCACCGGCACGGGCCCCTCGCTCGTCGTGAGCGGGCGATCTTTCGTCGTGTAGAACTGGAACCACTTCCGTTGCACAAAGGCGCCCTCCGCGGGAATCGGCCGCTGCTGATGCTGGCCCTGCCAGCCGAAGCTGCCGAGCTTCGCCTTCAGGGAGCCGCGGACCGGCACGTCGGCCGTCCCGATGCGGCCGGTGTCCTCGTCGAAGCCGTAGAGCACTTTGGGATCGAAGACCGTCGGCCAGAGGAGCTCGCCGGGCTGCTGACGCGGGTCCTCGAAGAATAGTCGGCCCTGCAGAAACACGCGGCAGCGCCGGTCCGGCTCGAACGCGCTCGGCAGGGCGAGATGGACCCACCCCGCTTCGCGCAGCGCGTGGCCGGTGAGGTCCTGTTCGTTCAGCCGCTGCATGATGATCAGCCGGCGCCCGGTCTGGGGATTGTTCAAGCGCGAGGAGAGCACCTTGTCGTAAATGTAGACCGCGCGCTCGAGCGCCTTGATGTTGGCCGAATCGGAGATGTCGGTCGGATCGTCGACCACGAGCCAGTCGCCGCGCTTGCCGGTCGTCCCCTTGAAGCCGGCGCTCATCCGAAAGCCGCCGACCTGGTTCGAATAGTAGCTCTTGACGTTCTGGTCGCTCGCCATCATGAAGCGGTCGCCCCAGCGCGCCTGGTACCACGGATCGTCCATCAGCCGGCGCGCGCGGACGGCATCGCGGATCGGGTTCTCGACCGAGTAGCTCGTGAAGAGCATCCGGGTCTTCGGGCGCTGGCGCGGGCCCCACTCCCAGCTGGGGGCCATCACCGCGGCAATCATCGACTTGGCGTGGCCGGGCGGGATGTTGATGGCGAGCCGGACGAACGCGCCGTCGGCCCACGCCTGGATATGGTCGCAGCAGGCTTGCAGGTGCCAGTTATCGAGGAGCGGAGCCGGGTCGGCGTAGGGCCAAGCGGTTTTGAAGTAGTGGTACAGGGTGCGCTCGCAGGCGCGGGTGTCCTGCTCGTCGACGACGAGCGGGAGCCGGCCAGCGAAGGGCGGGGCGAGGGCCGCGTGGAGCATCAGAGAAACTCGTCGTCGTCGGGTTCGTCCTCCTCGTCGTCCGGGTCGTCGGGGGCCTCGAGGTCCTCGTCGCTGCCGCGGGCACAGTCGGGATCATGGCGATCCTCGGGCCACGCGCCGCACTCTGGGCAGCTGTCGTCGACGCTCATTTCAGGGTCTCGATCGCGGCCTGAATGGTCGCGCGCGCGCTCGGGCTGACGTCGCCGGCCGGACTCGTGTAGCTGACGCTCCGGTACGGCGTGCCGCCGCTGACTATCAGCTGAAAGAGCGCAGGGCGGTTCGCCGGCATCGCGCGC